AGGCAATGACGTATTTACTTACTGTAGTAATGCCCGTTATTTGTTGGTATACAGGAATCCAACCTCCCTCCTTTTTTGACCTAAGATGCAACTCAGAGAGTCGGGCAGATGGTCTTTTTTTACTAAATAAGTATGTCGAAACTTTATGGGCACCTCATTAGATACATCAAGAGCCAGAAGACTCGTCAAAATGCTTAAAAGACTGATTGCTCAAGAGCACCTCTACAGTGATGAGCAACTTAAAGATATGAAGAAACAATTACGACTGGTTCAAGAGGAAATGGATAATTTGGACAGTAAACTTAAAAAAGGATTCAAGTAATGTCAGTTAAACTTGTTAGCGTTTCTCCTGATGCGGAAAAAACAATGGCATATATCGCCAGAGTATCAAATCCAAACAATCAGGATAATGAAAAATTTGCAGGACTTCTTCGATATTGCATACAACATAATCATTGGTCTGTATTTGAACAATCATCAATGACTTTAGAAATAGAAACTACAAGAGCGATTGCAGCACAGATATTAAGACATCGCTCTTTTACATTTCAAGAGTTCTCACAAAGATATGCACAAAGTAATGAATTAGGAAATATTAAATTACCAGAATTAAGAAGGCAAGATAAAAAGAATCGCCAGAATAGTATAGATGATTTAGACCCATTTATACAACAGAAACTAGAGGCACAGATGATAACTCTATTCAGTTCTGCTCAAGCATTGTATAATCAAATGATTGAGGAAGGAGTGGCAAAAGAATGTGCTAGAATGGTTCTGCCATTGTGTACACCTACAAGAATCTATATGACAGGTTCTTGTCGTTCTTGGATACATTACATTGATCTAAGATCTGCACATGGAACACAGAAGGAACACATGGACATTGCAGAAGCATGTCGATCTGTTTTTATTGAACAGTTTCCTATCGTATCGCAAGCCCTTCAGTGGGTCTAAATAACTACATCTAATATTAAATTATGGCGACCTATCCAGTAGTACACACAGAAACAGGTGAGAGAAAAGAAGTCTCTATGAGTGTTCATGATTGGGATAAATGGACAGAAGAAAATCCTGATTGGACAAGAGATTACTCTGATCCTTCAACAGTTCCCGGATTTGGGGAGGTAGGAGAGTGGAAAGATAAATTAAGAAAGTCAAAACCCGGTTGGAATGATGTTTTAGATAAGACAAGGAAAGCGATACCTCATCGTAGAAGAAATGATCCTAACTTAGTTCAAAAACTATAATGCCAAGAAAAAAAAGAACTACCGATCAACCGATTGGGGTTGGTTTGACCGCGAAACAATTCAAGAGAAAAAAACCACTAAACGCTGAATACCTAATTGATGTAGAACCACTTACTGAGAATCAAAAGAAATTATTTGAATCTTATAAGAATAAACACATAATTGCATATGGTGCTGCAGGAACTGGAAAGACATTCATTACATTATATAATGCACTATGTGATGTGATGGATGAGACTAAACCATATGAGAAAATATATCTTGTAAGGTCTTTGGTTGCCTGTCGTGAAATCGGATTTTTACCCGGAGACCACGAGGACAAGGCAGATATATATCAAATACCATATAAAAATATGGTAAAGTATATGTTTCAGATGCCAACAGATGCAGACTTTGAAATGCTCTATGGTAATCTCAAGGCTCAGGAAACAATAAAGTTCTGGAGCACCTCATTTTTGAGGGGAACAACACTTGATAATTGTATAGTTCTAGTCGATGAGTTTCAAAACTTGAATTTTCACGAATTAGATAGTATAATAACAAGAGTTGGTGAAAACAGTAAAATCTGTTTCTGTGGTGATGCATCGCAGACAGATTTACAAAAGACCAACGAAAAGAATGGAATCTTAGATTTCATGAAGATAGTTCGGACAATGCCATCATTTGATATTATTGAATTTGGTGTAGATGATATTGTACGATCTGGATTAGTCAAAGAATACATTATCGCAAAAATGCACTTAGGTATGTAATGTTTAATCATGTAGAACTTGAACTTCCCAAACTTTCGAGGGAAACTATTGACGGAGTTCGTTACTATTCAGTTCCTGATGAGGATGAATTATTAAAATTAGTATCCATCACCTCAGTCACAAGTCATTTCAACAAAGAAATATTTGTGAAGTGGAGGAAGAAAGTTGGTGATGTGGAGGCAGATCGTATCACGAAAGCTGCCACTACTCGTGGAACATCTTTTCATACACTTGCAGAAAACTTTCTACTAAACAATGACCTTCCCGAAGGACTTCCCATTTCTGAGTTTTTATTTAATATATCAAAATCTACACTCAGAAAAATAAATAATATTTACGCTTTGGAAGGTTCTCTGTATAGTAAACAATTAGGTATTGCAGGAACTGTTGATTGTATTGCAGAATACAATGATGAATTAGCGGTAATTGATTTTAAAACATCGGCAAAACCAAAACCAAAAGAGTGGATCGAACATTACTTCGTCCAAGCAATGGCATATGGTTGTATGCTTTACGAATTGACGGGTATATCTGTTAAAAAGTTAGTAATTATCATGTCATGTGAAAATGGAGAATGTGTTGTTTATGAAGAATACGACAAAGCAAAGTACATCAAACTACTCGGAGAATACGTTAGTAAGTTTGTTCAAGATAAACTGGAGATCTATGGAACCGAATAAAGAACTTGAAAAGGCCATTGAGAAGAAGTTTCTGACTCCTCAAAAGTTTGCCATTGAAATCGAGAAGATTGTAGCGGAAGAAGAATTCAATTATATTGATGCTATCTGCCACTATTGCGAAAGTAACAATCTTGAGATAGAATCAGTAACGAAACTTATTTCAAAATCTCTCAAAGAGAGATTGAAGTGGGACGCAACTCGTCTTAACTTTATGAAAAAGACAACTCGTGCTAGACTACCTTTATAATGCCAACTAAAACAGAATTGATTCATCATCGTTTACAAGCAATGCTTCGGGAACATTCATTCAGTGATCTTGAGTATCTTGGAGAACGTAAAAGTTACAAGTCAGGAGAACTTCAACACTGGTATCGTATCGGTGAGTCAGAAGTTCCTGTTGATGCCATTACAGAATTAGAAAGTGAGGACACTGATGAAAGTGACACCATTTGAAACCTACCAAACATATCTTTCAATTAAAAATCATTTTTCCAGCCCGAAGTATGATTACTTTAAATATGGAGGAAGATCAAGAGCAAAGATAACTGCCTTCAATAAAAGAAAGGACAAGTATTGGTTTGAAAAGACATCAAGAAAATATCCTGATAAGGAGATTGTAGATTTTCTTGTGTCTAACTTTGTCAGCACAGACAATCCCTCTGGTCTATGGATTGGTGAAATTATCAATTCTGGAGAGAGGAATTATAATGAGTGGTCAAGACGACAACAAAGTCTTGGTTACTTATTCAAGGAGCAAGTCACTGAATTGTTTAATGAACACGACTTGGATAGCATTTTTGACTGCTCCGATGGACACCCGATTATTCTTAAAAAATATTTGGGTGGACATATAGATCTTGAAACTCTTGTAGTCCTCGAAAAGATTTTTGAGTTTCGTGGAAGGTTCGATCAAAAACTTACTGACCCTGTGTGGGAAACCGTAAGTCTTAAATTAAGGAAGTATGATCCTTTCATAAATATAAATGTGTTCCAATATAAAAAGATAGTAAGAGAACTGGTCAATGAGTAATTTTTTTGAATCAGATATAGTTCGTGAAGAACTAGAGTCAATTAATGAACTTCAGAGAGAGGTATATGGTACTGCCATGTATTTCCCTACCATGTCTCGTGAACAGAAGTTGGAGCATGTTGATAAGTTACAGACACTTGTTGATAAACAGAGAATCATGTGGACTCGATTATCTCTATCAGATGATCAAGAGGCTAAAGATACTCTCAATCATCTCAAGCAATCTATGACCATGCTAGGATTTGCACCAAGAACTGATGTGAAATCCTTTTTTGATACTATCAACAAAACAATACAATCACTTCGAGTCAATGTTGACTAAAAGTGTTGTCTTTGTTATAATATCCAAGTAAATCCAATTTAATCCAAATTAATCCAAGGTAA